GCATTGAAGCGGAAAGGCATGAAAGGCGGGCTGTTAATATTACCAGCCCGCAAAGCGGAAAAGCGGGACTTTTATAGCTATAAAAGCTGCTGCGCAATCGAAAAACACTTCGATGGCTGCACTGCTTCCGCATATAGGCGTCGCGACTATTGTTACACCGCCACTCGTTTACGGGGCCACTAAGCTTCAAGATTACGTTCACGAAACCTTGAAGAGGAAATATCCAGACAGTCCGTGGACCAATCCGAAACGCCTAAAATTATCGCCAGCTGTCATTCGTCGTAGACCAAAAATGGCATTCCGTAGACGCAGATTCCGAAGGCGTCGTACATTCCGAAAGCGTAGAACAGGATTCCGACGTTCTATGCCGCGCAGATCGTTTGCCCGTCGTGTCAAACGTGTTATGCTGCGCACTATTGAGCCGCAGAAGATCGACAACATCACATCGCAAGACCTTGTGTTGCAAGAGGGTGATGGTACCTCACGTATAGTGTACGTGTTGAATCCTGCTATGGCACTTGCCAACTCTCCGAACGAAGGTCTCGAGAGCAAGATCACTGGCAACCAGTTTTGGTTGAAAGGTTTCTCTGTCCGTGGGTCTCTTCACATGGACGTTACTACTCCTGCGGCCACTTCCTGTCTCGTGCGTATCACTCTGATCAAGCACAAAGAAAATGCCCAATCCATGGCGGTCGGGTGGGTACCGTATGGTAATACGACTACGGATATCCTCGCACCCGTACAGGTCCCACCGTTCTTCAACCCTCGTTTCTTTGAGACGACGGGTAATCAGGCGTTTACGGGTGACGGATATATCATACCGTTTGACAAGACTAAGTGTAAGGTCATCAAGTCGTACACCATCGCGGTCAATCCAGCAGGTGACGTCGAGGGTACCCAGTTCAGTATGCCGACGCCGTTTAACCTCTGGTTCCCTGTGAATCGCAAGATGCAGTTTATTGACCCCATCGAAGGGGGTATTACCCAAGATACGCTTGGTTTCAAGCACGGTTCTTATTACCTGGTAATGCAGGTGATTGCCAGTGCAGCCGGTACACAGTCTGACAATGTTGCCGTAATGGCACACCGTGTATCCACTTACTTCCGTGATATCTGATTTATTGGAATAAAGGTGAAGTTAACACCTCAAACTGACAGTTTAGATCAAGCCATCCTCTGGAATAGGGAAGAGCTCCTCGAGGGTCAAACTCGGGATTACACAACCAGATGGTAGGTCGTCCCCACTGTACGGTTCGTTTCTTACGGTACTTGTCGGTAAGGACGAAACAGCGCTGACACCCAAGAAAGGATTTCCACTGGGGGAAGTACTTGACGTCGAAGTCGTCGAGAACGATGTACTTGGCCCCGTCATCCCAGTCGTCCAGGTTGAATTGTCCACAGAAGTACATGTGGTGTCCAAGGCTTCGTGCCCACTCGGTCTTTCCATATCGAGAAGGTGATATAACCACGAGAGACTTTGGTCTACCGTCTATTCAGACAAGCCGGTTAGTAGCGCCAAGGGAGGGGACTGGGGCCCCCCCGCAGGCAAGACAGAGTAAAAGCCAATATAGGCATGAGAGGATACAAACCTACGTTGGAGAGATTAGTCCCTACCCAGTCGAGAAGTCCAGCCGGTTCAGCGAAGCTCGTGTACGATGGTACGTACGGAGCGCGTTCCTCTCGCCAGTGGTGCGCAGCGAATTGTTGCACTCGTTCGAGATGCAGAACAGCGTCGCGAGGATAGTGTTGAATAACTCCAGCCAGAAACTCGTCAGGCCCTCCGGAGTTTGTAATAAGGTCGCCGTATCTGACGGTAGTAGATGACGTTGCCTCGCAATTCCCGATATGATCTCCGCCCTTCTGGCAGTATTTAAGAACACTGGCTCGGTTTCGAACGGATTGAACGTTAGGGTGCTGTCCAGCCACGTCAAAATGTCGCTCGTCTCTGACGTCGAGTCTGTCGGCCCACTCAGCGTAAGCGTGAAGATGATTTCCCCCGTCCTCATGCTGTTCCAGGCCAACACAATACCAGAGAGCACCTCTTTCGTCCCGTAGGAATTCAAGAAGACGCTCCTTGGTGAGGTCGCCGCATTGAGGATAGGTGAGGAACGCTCGTTTTGCATTGAAGCGGAAAGGCATGAAAGGCGGGCTGTTAATATTACCAGCCCGCAAAGCGGAAAAGCGGGACTTTTATAGCTATAAAAGCTGCTGCGCAATCGAAAAACACTTCGATGGCTGCA